ACGGTAATTAACGGCACGTATGGCGTAATGTCGGCCATGCGTCCGAAGAACTGGCTGCGCCAGTTATCACGGTTGCCACCGGTCTGAACAACGTCACCAGAAACGGTAATACCGGCAATATTTTCTGCACAGGTTTCTGGCTGCGCCGCATTACACTCGATGGTCATAAAGCCGTCTTTTACCACATTACGCAGCACTTCTTCGTTACTTGCGGTATCCAGCTGAGTGTCACTCAGGGCAATAAAACGCGCTTCGCTGACGTTATCAGTCGTGGCCGGCCAGGTTTTAAAAGCAAAAGCCTGAGTTACATTCTGGGTGTCAGCACCATTGGCGGACAGCACATAATATTCATACAGAGTATTGGAGGTTAATCCGGTTAATGGTGCACGATAAACCAGCCCATCTGCAGATACCGCAGTGGCGGTGACTTTTAAAAACTCACCTTTTGTGCCAAACGGACGAGCCCACACCTGAGGAGCAGAGTCTTGTGTCTCAAACATGACCGACATCGTGTCGGTACCTGGCGACTGCAGATAAGGGCGAACAATAAAATCGGGGGCTGTCGCTGAGACCGGAGCCGCGACATCCGGCAGTCCGGGGGATGGGTCTGTTGGATCCGTTGGTTTGCCAGGATCTTCGGTGTCCGGTACATCCGGGGATGGGTTTTTGTCTGAATTGTCGTCTGCGCCACAACCGGTCAGCAACACTGCCAACAGGGTAAAAGCCATGAAAATACTGCGAGAATGAATCACTGTTTTCTCCTGATCTGGTTTTCTCTGCAGAGGGCTTCTCTGCAAAGGGTGGCGGAACATTAATCAGGATATGTGTCTCAGGCATTAACGATAAGTTACAGAAAACTTACAGTTTTATTAATAGTGGCTGGGGCCAGTTAAATGTAGCAATTAATATTGGCCTGTGTGGAATTATAAAGGCGTTCTTTTACAAGGTCCGTACAGTTAAAATTTCCGGATGTTGATGTTTAAACCAGCCGCCATTAAGGCACCCCTGAATCATTCCGCACGCGCTTCGCGTGAGTGCTGCAAAGTGCTTTTGACAAGGCGCTGACTGCAGTGAATGGCGAGTCCTTTTTGAAATTGACAACACCGTCAAACGCTTTATCGGCCCACTCCCTGCTGGCTTTCTGAAACAATCCAGCTCGCTGCTGCCAGGTTTTTTCGTGACCCGTTATGCCTTCACCGTGGCGCCTTGACCTGAACCTTGTCAGTAAGCCGAAGCGTGCACCGAATGATTCAGAGGTGCCTTAAATAATTAATTTTCACCGTCGGTAGAAGCTGGCCATTGATATATTTTTTGAAACAGGATGGACGAAAAAAATGGAACTCAATTAATGACCTGTTATTCGTTTCTTTGAAATTTTTATAAGTTTGCGCAGCAACGGAGAGTGTGAATGCACGTCCAGATAACGTGAGCATGCAATTCTGTTTTTGGTGGTTATCGCGCTGAGGGATGGTGATGGTGCTCGATCTCAACTTATCCTTGGTCATGGCCGCAGTTTGGGGCTCTCGCTTCTCTTCAGTTGGTTATTCTTTTTTAAACCCGGGGAAGCTGTTTCCAGTCTGTGGTGTAACCGGGTGACAGATGATTACGGTTCATTGCCCAGGCTTTGCCAGCGCCCTGGCTGGCGAAGAACACTTTTCCACGCTGCTGTTGATTAATGCGGTCGACTACTTGCATCAGTCGTGCGCTGCTCGGGCTGATCACCTGTTGGGTAAACAGATCCGGCTGCGCCACTCCACGGTCGTAAAAGTCGCTGAGAGTGATACCGGCTTTTGCGTAGCGGTAGCCGTCTTTCCAGATGGTCTGTAGTAATCGTCCGCTAGCTTGTAGTAACAAGCGGGTGTCATCCGTCGGATAATCCAGCCGCAGACTGGCGCTGTTGCTGTAGCGCGGATCGCTGAGGTTGAACAACCCGGTGCGGATGTAAATGCTGATAAACTGACATTGCTGCTGCTCATGGCGAAGCTTTTCGGCGGCGCGGGCAACGTAGCTGCTGATGGCTTCGTGCAACTCGGTATAGCGGGTAACCCGCTGACCAAAGCTGCGACTGCACAAAATCTGCTGCTTGGTGGGAGTAATGTCTTCCAGCGCCAGGCAACTTTCGCCATTCAGCTCGCGCACGGTGCGTTCCAGCACCACCGAGAAGTTACGCCGGATATCTTTCGGATTCTGCTCTGCCAGTTGTAAGGCGGTGGTAATACCGATGGCATTCAGCCGCGCGCTGAGCTTGCGCCCCACGCCCCAGACCTCATTCACCGGTATTAAACCCAGCAACTTCTTTTGTCGTGCCGGGTTGGTTAAATCCACCACGCCAAGGGTGGCCGGATATTGCTTGGCCGCATGGTTCGCCAGCTTGGCGAGTGTCTTGCTCGGTGCCATCCCGACGCAGACGCTCATGCCGATGTGTTGCTGTACGGTGGTCCGTACCTGCAGCCCGAATTCAGTCAGCTCCATCGCATTCGCCACGCCGGTTAAATCGAGAAAGGCTTCATCAATGGAATACACCTCAACCGCCGGTGCCAAGGCTTCGAGGGTTTGCATCACCCGGTTGGAGATGTCGCCATACAACGCATAGTTGGATGAAAAAACCTGAATGCCCTGTTGCTGAATCTGCTCCTGAATTTTATGCACTGGAACGCCCATTCTGATGCCGAGGGCCCTGGCTTCTTTCGAGCGCGCCACGACGCAACCGTCATTGTTCGAGAGTACGACCACCGGTGCATGGCGCAGATCGGGGCGGAACAGCTTTTCACAGCTGGCGTAGAAGTTGTTGCAGTCGACCAGGGCAAACACTGTCACTGGCGCAGGTTCCTGACCACATGGGTTACCACACCAAAAATCTCCAGCACCATGCCTTCACTGATAACCAATGGCGGATAGGCAGGATTGCAGGCGCGCAGCTGCACTGGCGGTGGGTTCAGGTGCAGCTGTTTGACCGTCATCTCCCGTTCCAGGCTGGCAATGACAATGTCGCCATGGCGGGCGGTCAGCGACCGGTCGACCACCAGAATATCGTTCGGGAAGATGCCGGCACCGGTCATGGATTCGCCTTCCACCCGCACAAAGAACGTGGCAGCCGGATGGCTGATGCACAGCTCATTCAGATCCAGAGTCTGTTCAATGTAATCCTGTGCGGGGGACGGAAAGCCCGCCGGAACGCGCTCTGTGTATAAGGGCACACGCCATGCGGCAGTTACCGGGCCTTCGATGGCGTTGCCAAGTAAGGTGATGCTCATAGTGATTATGCTTACATGAATACTGTTTATATATACAGTATTTTAGAAAGGTAAGACTGGCAAGAAAATCCAGTGGTGGCGGGTAACGGATATCGTGACTTTATTACAGCTCTTGGAGTTTATGACCCTGGATTTTTGACTGGGCATTCAGGGCTGTCAGGTTTTTTTGGGGGGGCAAACAGAATCTGGACAGGAAGAAAAGTGGTGGGCCCACCCAGACTTGAACTGGGGACCTGCCGATTATGAGTCGTGCGGGTATTTTTTTTAAATCATTGATTTAAAAAGCTTTTTTAAAATAAGGCGAAAAGTTGACATGGATTTGACATAAAAATCAGATTTCCGGCAGCCTATCGACCGCTTCCTGCTGGCTCGCTTCTCGCGTGTTGAAGTAGCGCATGGTAGTCGTAACGCTGGCATGATCAGCCAGTTGCTGCACCTTCTGCGGGCTTTCACCGTTGTTCAGCAGCCAGGTAATCAGAGCGGCGCGCATTCCCCAGTGAAACGGCTTCACGCCACCCGGCAGGCCAGCGGCTTTACAGGCGCGGGTCATGGCTTTGCTGATGTGTGACGGGTCGGCATACCAAGGGTTGCCCCGGCCATCATCCAGATACCAACGCTCTGCCGGATCACGGGCCGCAAGGTCATCACGCAGGAAATCATACAGGCGGGCATTCATTGGTTTATTCGGCCAGCGGTTTGCTTTGTTCTTCCAGCCCAGCTCTGGCACATCCCGAATACGCACCAGCTTTGCATCCAGATCAATGCCGGACAGCGGCAAGGAGCCGATGGCACCCTTACGCAGCAAAGCATTGGTGGCCAGCATAAAAGCGCGGTACAGGTTACGGGCGTTAACGGCAGGCCGACCCTGGGCAGAATTTTCAATATTAGACAGCAGCCACTTTTTCAGCTGTTCCAGGTGCTGCAGGCTGAATACTTCCATCTCTTTCACTTTGGGCTGTGCTTTCTTCAGGCGCGGTAACTTGTCGATCATCTCGTTATCATTCGCCCAGCCCAGAAACACAGCCAGCTGACGCATGTGCATATTCTGGGTTGCTGCTGAAATGGTACGGTCACCACGGTTAACCGCTTTAACCTTCGCCAGTTCATCAAAAAACCTGATGTTATGTTCGCGGCCAAAATCGCGCAGGCGGTGGTCGCCAACGGTCGATAAATACAAGCGGATCGTCTGCGCATAATGCGCAACTGTTGATTCCGAATTCACCACAGACACATGCTTCAGCCAGTTATCAGCAGCATCAGAGAACGACATATTTTTACGCCGGTATTCCGCCTGCTTGCGCTTTTCGTCGGCAACAAACTGCACTTCACGGATGCGCTTTTCTTCCAGCTTATAGCGTTCTTCGGCCAGCTTTAATGCCACATCAAGCGGCATCTGACCGGCCTCTTTAACATTCACCAGGCGGCGGCGAAGCCCCCGGCGGCAATCCTGAAAACCGGCATTAATATCGTGCGGAAACTCCCCGATAATATGCCCGGCCTTATCGATATGAATTAACTGGCGCATGGTGATCTCCGCAGAATTACAGAAGTTTTCCCTGGGTAGCCCAGTGTTCTTCTGTGATGATTGATAGGGGTAAGCCTTGGTTGCGGTAGTCCATAGCCTTTTCAATCTTCCGGCCAAAGGATTCGTGTGCCCAGCTATCGGTGACGTAAGTACCGATAACCAAATAGTTGAGGTTGCGGGTAACTCCACTGGCCACAATGCCACCAAGTGTTTCAACAGCAGCCTGACATTGTTTACGGGTTCCGTAAGCACAAGTGCCGGTGAACAAAAAGGAATTACCTTCAAAGGTAATATCCGGAAGGGGTTGATTAATGGGTAGTGATGCTGACTTTGACAGCTCACCAATTTCTGATTTTTCGCCAGCTAGTGAACGCAAAATAGAAAGCAACTCAGAGGATTCATTCTGATCAAGAACACCGTCTTTTAGCATATCTGTCAGTTTTATTAACAGGTTTTCAAAGATGGGGTTGTTGCTTTCATTCTGAGTATTCTGAATAAGCCAACTTAATAGAAACTCAGCTTCTTCCTGATTAACTACTCCGTCAGCAGTAAGCCCTTTGCTCAAACCAATTAGAGTGTCTATCTGCCGATCCTGAGTATCCTTTCTGTTGAACTTAGCGAAAATATCCATAAAAAATCCCTGCTCATGCATTCTCTGTAGAAGTATTTAATAATTTAGTGAATCGACTTAGTTCACTTAGACCAAAAATAAGTACCATTAAGAAATCAAACTGATTGCCATGGTATCTGGCGTTCAGAGTCCATTTGTTTGTATCGTTATTGAACTCATAAACTGCGCACCGCAGCATTCCATGCTCAATGGTTGTATCAACAAAGCCAGAGGGAAGACCTTCTTCGACTTGGATCATTATCTGTTCGTGCTTGTGAGATATAAGGTCGCCTGTCGAGAATTTTAATATTGGGCTCTGTAACCATTCAGAGAATGTGCTTAACTTTCTTGTCTCTTTATCTGTACTCCGCCGCTGTACATAACGCAGGCCAAGTGCTTCCCTGAAGCAATAACCAACATTGAATTGCCACTGCTCTATACCAATCTCGTTGTTTAATATTTCTACGATAAATGGATTTTCTAACTTTACTGGCGAATAAACAGGGGCATCCAGAACCAGCTTTGGTAATTCACGTTCAAAAGTCTTAATTCTTTGCCCAACCCGGTAGACTGATTGGCAGCGGTCAACCATGTACCGAGTATCATTTTCAGGATGCTGAAAAGTCTTTAAATACTTAACCTGACTCAGGCGAACATAATCTCTACGAGTGCGGGTAAGCATTTTCTCGAAATGACTTGTTACATTATTTCTAGTTAATTTCATAACGATCCGTGTTTCTTGAAGTACTTAATCTGTGCATCCAGCCGGTGACATTCATCAGCCATTGCGCGGGCATGAGAGGCAAAATAAATTGCATCGGCCAGAGCTACCTGACGGCGAATACCAAAGCGCCAGGAACACAAAGACAAAGAAATAAATGGGATTAAAACTAACGCACCGCTGAAGGTGGTCAGGTTATTTATCAGGTGATCTTGATGAGTCAGCCAATAAACCAACCCGTAACGGATTAAGCCGGGCCAAACGATAAAGAAAATAGCGGCGGCAAGCGCAGAGCCAGACAATAGTGCACCAGCATTCCAGATATTAAACCACCGGCTGCGCAATGCAGCCCGGCGTTTTTTATCAAAATCTTGCCAGCTGTAATACGCCTGGTCACGTTGCTCCAGTGCAGCTGTCAGCGGGTCTTTCTGTGGCTGGGCGTGGTGGTGATGTGTTTCCTGAAATACATCACCATTGGCAGCAATGCTGTTGGGGCCGCTGGCGGTGATATTGGTAAAATCCGTCACGCCAATCCTCCTTAATATTACCGGTCAGATCCTTTCTTCACATTCCCGGCAGCGGCGATACTGCCGTCACCACTGGATACAATATTAGTCCCGTTGCCAGTGGCGCTTATTCCGCCTTGATGAGGACTACCACCTTTAAGAAGCTGGAAAACCTGCAGTTTCAACGACAAATCCGCATTGCGAAATAGCTCCACAATCTCGATCTCATCTTTGGAAAACTCAGGCGCGGATGCTGTGGGCATGGCCGGTGCTGGGGTGCCGTCCGAATACATCGGGCCTTCACCTTTACCAAGCCATAAGAACTCAGTGCCGGTGGCATCGGACAGGCGAATCAGGTTTTCACGGGTGGTATCAGAGCCAGTACGCAGGCGGTGAAGCTGCGTTGTGGATATACCAGTAGCATCAGATAGAGCCTTACGGCCATGTCTATCAATTAGCAATTGAATGCGTTGTTGAAAATTATCCATATTTCTCAAAGTCCCTTTAAATACCTGAAGTCTTAAAAAGTACTTGACGAGTAACTTTAAAGACTTCTATAGTGTTGAGTAACAAAGGGGACTCATACTTAGTTTATTCAGAATTTACATAGTACACAGTCCGCCTAATAAGTCACGCCTTACTTAAAGGGGTTCGCTATGTCTGCAAGCCATGAATTCATAGGAAAGCCACGCCTTTCGCCGTCTGATTTGGCGAAGCGCTGGGGAATCAGTCGCAAAACTATTTATAACTGGAGCGATAGCGGATACCTGCCACCGCAGCACCGCATAGGTACAGTTGAGTTCTGGACAGAGGATCAGATTAGTGCTTGGGAGGCTGTGAATATTCAGCCTGCAGGTGTGCAAGAGTCCGCATCCGAAACTAAAGCGCACTAAGGGGGCAGGCATGGATAAGCCAATCAGCGCCCGGAAAGGCAAGTGCTACACCGCCCAGCAGACGGCGGTTATCACCGTAAAAAACACGCAGGTTCACGTTATGGCAGAGGGCGATGTCTTCGGCATTCGCATTCATAACGGTTCGGTCTGCGCGTTCTCAAATTTTTATACCGCCGACATGAGCCTTACCCGGCTGGACGGCGGCACCTATCTGGATACCGGCGCCATGTTGCTGGGGCCAATCGACGATGACAGCGCCCGAAAGATTTCCGGGCTGTTGATGCCCGTCATCCACTAAAGAATTTTACGAATCGCACAGCACCCTGAGCGAAGGCGGGCGGGAAGCCCGCCGACTTTTTCACGGGTTGCGTATTAGAAAAATTAGGAGGCCGCATGGCAGCACATCAGAAAGCAGAAATCAGCCTGGGCATTCTGCACCAGAAAAAAATGAACATCAGCGAGGCGGCCGCCGCTTTAGGCATGAGTCGCACCACGTTTAATAAACACCGGGCTGCAGGCCAACTGCCGCACAGCATCAGCATAGCGGGCCGTGAAGTCTGGCTGGAATCCGATTTAGAGCAGTGGATCGTTGACCAGAATCCACACTTGCAGAAGGAACGGTTGCTGCGTCAGAGCGTGCAGGCTGCAGGTAAAAAGCTGGAGGCAATGCGTAACAGCGGACAGCTGAAGGCGGTGAACTGATGGAAGAAGAACTGAAAAAGCTGAAAAAACAGTTAGAAATACTGCGCAACGAATACGCACTGGATTTTGATATTAGCCATTGCGTTAACCGGTTAATTGAAGAAATCCAATATTGGGAACAATGCCAGGGCGGTGAGTGATGGCACACGAAATTGTAATCACAACAATGGTTAACGAACGTGCCCGGCTGAACTACCTGCCCGGCATGGATGAAGTGGTTATTCAGTATCTGGGCATGACTCACTTCACAACGCCAAAACGCATTAAGCCGGTACCGGAAAAACACCGCATTGAATTTTTAAGCGACAACGGGCGTGTTGCCTGTGTGATGACTGGCATAGCGGAAACAGAAGCCAAGCGTCTGCAGGACTGGATTGCAGACGTTAGGGAGGTTTTAACCGCATGATGAATTACTACTGCCCTACCTGCCGCCGTGAGCACTTCAGCCGGGAAATGACTACCTTCTGCCAGCAATGCGGAGACGGTGGCATTCAGCTGGCATCCGTCAGCAATATTCAACAACCTGTTCAGGCGGATCCGGAAGTTAATACCGATTTAGTGGACGGTCTGACACTGGAGGAAATTCAGATTGTTCAGCGCCTGGTCCAAGAACGATTTGACCAAGTGCTGCATTACTGCGCTACCGCGGCACAAACCACGCAAAACATTATTGAGGCGAAGGCCAGCCAGCATCACGCTGAGAAATTAATGGCGTTGTCCGGAAAACTGAGCCGCGAAGTGCAACGTAAAACCAGTGAAGAAAAAAATAAACTGGGGAATGTTGCATGACAGCTTATTACAACGAGATTGATCCTTTCGCGGCTCAGTGGCTGAGGGAATTAATAAAATTCGGGCATATTGCACCGGGTGATGTTAACGAGCGGAGTATTGAAGATGTCAGCCCAGATGACCTTAGACCTTATACCCAGTGTCACTTTTTCGCAGGCATTGGCGTCTGGTCATACGCACTCAGAAGAGCAGGCTGGCCGGATAACCGACCAGTATGGACAGGAAGCTGTCCGTGCCAACCTTTCAGCACGGCAGGCGACGGAAAAGGGTTTGATGATGAGCGGCACTTGTGGCCAGCCTGGTATCACCTCATCGGAGAGCTTGGTCCTGCAATCATATTTGGTGAACAAGTTGCGAGTAAAAGCGGACTTGCTTGGCTCGACCTTGTACACACTGACGTGGAAGCAAAGGGCTACGCCTTCGCGCCGGTTGATTTGTGCGCTGCGGGCGTCGGTGCCCCGCACATCAGGCAGCGGTTTTTCTTTACAGCTTTGCGGTTATCCAACGCCTTTGGCGGCAGATGGGAAGCAGAGTCTTGGGCAGAAGATGAGTACGCGCGATTTAACAAGAACGGTCGGGATGGCTGGCTGGCCACCGACTGCGGCGAGAGATTACAAAGGCAGCAACAAGAAAAGCTATGCGGAGCGGGGAGGTGGAAAAAAGGGAGAGCAGTTACCGAATGCGGTTGTTCATCTTCTGAAGGGCTGGCCAACGGCGTTGGCAAGCGATGCATCGAAAGGGGGGCGGGTTACGCCACGGAAGAATGCCATGGCACTGCCGGAGACTGTTCAGATTTTAAAGATTCAGGAACCGGTGCGGTTAACGGCTTCTGGGCAGGTGCTGACTGGCTCAGCTGCAAAGATGGATGTTTCAGGCCAGTTGAACCCGGCACATTCCCGCTGGTTAATGGGGCTACCGCAAGAGTGGGACGTTTGCGGGGTTATGGCAATGCAATCAATGCGGAAGTAGCTGTTGAGTTTGTTTCGGCTGTTCAGGGGGTTCTGAATGGCGAGTGAATTTGCATTGGTCGGCGCACCGGCAATGAAGAAGACTCCTTACTGGGAACGTCAGGCGGCTGAGGTTACAGAACGGTTTGGCGAATTTTCCCGTCCGTTACTGAATGACTGGAAGCGTGTTGTCTCGGAATCTAAATCAAACGGGATACGGAAGGCCAATCAACGGCTGGATACGATCATTAAACAATTTAAGTTCGGAAACTTCCGGATTGACCAGTGTGACAACGATCAGCTTGTTAATGACTATGCAAAAGCAAAAGCAGAAGCCTGCATTAGGTTGTTGCAGGATTGGATGCTGGGCAATGGGCTTATGCCAGCCAGTGCCAAAAAGGTTATTCCTATTCTCGAATACCACGGGCTGGAAACAAAAGCGCTTAAAGATATAGAGCAGTTATCGACGCTGGCTGAGGAATATTCCCGTCTGGAAAAAATAATCAGCAGAAGCGAGATTGATTTAGAACGGTGGAAAATCAGGGCTAGTGGTTTTAAGTGGTCAGCCGGTGCAGCCAGAATAAAAACAAGGCATATGACATTAGCGCTGGATGATAAGCGGGAAGAGCAAAACAAAATTACAGAAAAGCTGGTGAATATCAAAAGGGACTGTCGTGCCCTTTTAATGCGTGTTCAGGATCAGGCCTGGTGGCGCCGTAAGATCAGGAGTGTGTCCGGTCGTCGTATTGAAGCCATTTCGCGGGAACTCGGATGGGTTAATAAATCGCACTCGATTTATTGCAGTGGCTTTGGTCGTCAGGAATACAAACGGCGAAAGCAGCTTAACCTGAACATGATGGAGTATACCGTTCTTGAAAATGACGACGGCGAGCAATACACGCTTGCCGATTTGGCCGCATTATCGAACAGCAATCCGGCAATCAGAAAAACAGAGTTAATGGTAAGACTGGCTGGCTTTGATATTTATGCCAAAGAAAAGGGGTATGAAGGGTATGCCATAACTCTGACCTGCCCAAGTAAATACCATGCACATAATCAGGGCGGTTATAACCGCGTCTACCGAAACCCGAAATTTGCTGGATATACACAACGCGATGCACAGGATTATCTGTGTGACTTGTGGGCAAAGTTTCGAGCAAAGGCCAGCCGGAATGAATGGCGCTACTTTGGCTTTCGTGTTGCGGAGCCTCACCACGATGGAACACCACATTGGCACCTTGCCCTGCATATCCATCCTGACGATGCCGACGACCTGTTAAAAGCCTTCCGCGAAAAAGCCTTTGAAGAAGACGGAAAAGAACCCGGTGCATATAAGCACCGCTTTGTCGTTGAAAAAATGAAAATCGGAATAAACCCGAACACAGGTAAAGAATATTCACTTGCCGGATACATGGCGAAGTACATTTCAAAAAACGTCGATGGTGAGCACATTGACGAAGACGAATATGGAACAGAAGGCAGCAAGGCTGCTGAGTCTGTTGTCGTGTGGGCCAGCCGGAATGGTATCAGACAGTTTCAGCAAATCGGCGGGCCAAAGGTTTCAGGCTGGCGTGAATTAAGACGGCTTGCCCGGCAAACGCCGGAAGAAATAGAGGAATTGCCAGCACTGGTTAAAGTCGCAGTTTCTGAAGTTGAGCGCCTGACACAAGAGAGCGCGGCAACAGCCTGGGCATGGTACTGCCGCTACTGCGGAGAGAACGGAAAAATCAGCCTTTGGCGAATTATCAGAACTGCTGAAAAAGTGGTTACTGCCATTGAAGAGCATATCGACGAAAGCACCGGGGAAATTCTGCAGCACGAATACAGCCACGCTGAATCAAAAATAATTATGAATGCCTACGGTGAACCGGTGGAAAAAGATCACGGTATTAAAGCCATTCTTGCCGGTTCTGAAATTTATATTCAGACCCGGTTTATGACGTGGAAGCGGGTTCCGAATCTCAGCAGAGAGGCAACAGAAGAGGTACGCGAGCGCCGGAAGGCTGAACGTGTGTCACGGGCTGCTGCAGCCGAACTTCGGCGCGCGGAGCGGGCCGCAAAAGGCGCGACAGCGCCGCCTCGGACTGGTGTCAATAACTGTACGGTGGAGATTCCTCCAGAAATTCCAGACTTAACGAAAGACCTATTTCAGATGGCTTAAAGCAAGGTAGGTGACCGATGACTACGAGAGAACAGCACGAACACGAACAGACCGAAAAGCAAAAACAGTATGCCCGTTACCTGTTAACGCTGGATGCCGGTCGCCGTAACGAAATGCTGGCCAATATGCGGCTGCCGCTGCGCACCAAAATGCGCGGTTTTATCCGTGATGCCTGGGCGCAGCAGGTTGCCGGGTTTGAACCGGATGTTAAGCGCAGTTATCTGGAACGCCTGCGCAATACCAAGCGCCAGGAATACAACGAATTATTGCCACTGGTTGCCGCTTATGAGGCGGCTGCCGCCCCAAAAATGGAGAAAGCAGCATGTTAGTTTTAGCGCGCCGGGTGGGCGAGTCGGTAGAAGTTAACAACAGCATCAGACTGAATGCGCTGGAAGTGTACGGGCCACGGCACAGCCAGCGCGCCACGCTGGATATTGTGGAGCCGGGAAAAGAAAACATCCGTTTGCACGGTATGGCCATTGGTGAAGAACACCAGCTGACCGATAACTGCCGGATAAAAATTGTGCGGATCGTTGGCGGCAAGGTGGGCATTTTATTTGATGCCCCGAAAGAGGTGGCCATCTGGCGTACTGAACTTTTACCGCTGATTAACTGATAACGCCGCATGGAGGCAACGCTATGAAAAACACTCTTTTAAATACCCTGAATAAAGCACCGCTGGCGGCCATGCTGCTGGCGCTGTTAGCCGTAACTGCAGCGCGGGAAATTGCCCTGTTTACCAGCTTTGCTGGTAACGGAGCAGACACAGCGCTGGCCGTAGCGTTTGCACTTGCGCTGGTTATTGCCAAACCGTTAATGGCCGCAGCTGCAAAACAGCAAAGCAGACGGAAAAATAAACCGCTGGCCGCAGCTTGCTGGCTGCTGGTTGTGCCGCTATTGCTGCTGAGTGTGGCCAGCACCATTGCCTATTTTGAATCCGCCTATCAGGTACAGGCGACCGCTGAAAAACAGAACAGCAGCGCATACCAGAACACAGCCGCACTGATTGCCGGAAAACAAAAAACAGCCGAGCAACTGAAACGCACCGCCGCTGAAGCAGAACGTGCAGGCAACAGCTGGAACGCTGGCGAATTGCTGCGCGAAAGCCGTGAGATTGAATCCGAAGTACAGGCGCTGCAGCAGGAGCTGGCCACAATGCCCGCCGCCGCGACCAGTGCGGCTACGGTAAGCGGTGATCGCCTGGGCGGCTATCGCTGGCTGGCGTGGGCTGCTGTTTCCGTGGTGGCTGACTTGCTGCAAATCGTGGCGGTGCTGTTGCTGAATGAGCATCGAAAAGAACAGAACAGCCGCCAGAACAGCGAACAGAAAACAGAACAAAAAGAACAGAACAAAACAACCGAAAACAAACAAACAGAACAGCCAGAACAGAACAAAAAACAGAACGGAGAACAGAAACATGGCAACAGCGTTGCCCCCGGTGAACAAACAACGGGCAACTGGCTTGCTGAGCAGATCAGCGCAACCGGGCAACTGCCAACCGTGCGCGAAGCGAAAGCGGCGGGCGTGAACTACGGCAGTTATACCGACCAGATTCAGCAGCTTCTGGCTGCTGGTGTTATTCAACAAAAGGCCAGCGGAAAAGGCTGGCAGGTTGCGGCGGCATGACTGAGGCTGCAATTCAAAACGATTAACCAACAGAGCGAGAAAAACCATGCAACAGCCATACAACCAACACCAGACCGCCATGAACAACAGCGCCCCGAATCCTGCAGCAATGCGGCCGGCGGGTTATGCCTTTGTACTCGATGAAGCCAGCGCAGAAAAAGCGGGGGATATGCCGTTTATTACCGAAACCGGCGAAGTGCACGCCACAATTACCCGCGTGGAATACCGCCGCAACGAAACCGGCAGCCATGCTGTGCTGGTGCGCTTTATGGATGACGAAGAAAAGCGCGGCACGGTGTCGCTGACGTATCTGCAGGCCGATGGACAAACGCCGGTATTCGGTGCCAACTTCATTAACGCCATGTTGTACCTGATGGGCCTGCCGGGGTTCAGCTGGGGCGTAGGTGTTAACGATCAGGGCCAACAGGTGCAGGTGGCGCAGGAATTTACCGGACAGCGGATTGGCTTAGTGGTTGAGGCTGTACCCAACCAGAACAATCAAGGTTCACATCTGGAACTGCGCCAGGTGTTTGATATTGCCAGCCGCTGCACCGCCAGTGAAGCAAAGAACAGCGAAGCGGCAGAAGCGGTGGATAAGCTTCTGAAACGGCTGATAGTGTGATTACCATGAGGCGCTGAGAATGAGTGAAACGAAGGTAAAAATTAAGCAGCTTTTTAAAAGTATCCTTTGCCGTCACGACTGGGATATAAATTTGATATTTTCAGGCGGAAGGAACAGCCACAGAGAATTTAAAAGCTGCCACAAGTGCGGGAAGTCTATCAAGTTGTTTTCTGGCACTCGTCAGGAATGGTACGACTACAAAGGTTATGGCAAGGCAAGGAATTAGCTCATAACCCAGAGGTAAGAGGCGCGGTGCTTTTCCGCGTCCCGCCCGAAGGGCATACTTAACCGACTTGTTAATTGCAAAATATGGGAAGAAGTGATTATGAGCTATTACGAAAATTTAAAAGTTGGTCAGCATGTGGTTTTGCATGATGAGCGGCAACAAGAAGTTGCCGGAACCGTTCGTGAGCGCGAAGATTGCGGCGACCATATACGCTATGTTCTCGACCTGGACTATGGCGGAACTTATGTTGCCAGACTTAAAAAGCAAGGCAGTTAAAAACCAGTACGCGGGCTTGTCCCGCGCTGCACTTTGTTATTCAGGGGGATTTATGTTGATTGATTATATTCAGACGGAAAAACTGCCTTGGATCGTAGTCTGGTTAGACTGGCATTTTTACGCACATTGGCGGGCGCTGATTCTTTGTGTAGCGTTATTTATTGGACATTACTGGTTAAGAATTGAGTGTCATAGCTTCAGTGGTGTTTGCCTTGCGTTGTTCGTAGGATGCTGTGCGTGGGTGACCTTTTGCGCTGTGCGGTATGGGCATGCGGTGGGATAAATCGGAGGGATTATGAGGTCACCATTTAAAAAGCCGACAGTATTGACAGTATTTCGGGATAATTTTGATTTTGGGAAGTGCTACGTTCTTTTAAGAGATAACTTGGATGGAACTGGAGTATTTATAGAAAAGGAGTCTCATTGTCATAAGGGAAGCCAAAAGGTAAGAGACACTAAGCCAGTAGAAGTAACTTTAAACTTTAACAGTCTAACAAAGGCCGATTAAGGAAGAGCAGGGGATATGAGTAATCTATCTTGGTTTGGATTCTTCCTGATTTTTATCCTGTTCAGCGGCGAGCCATCATTAATGGACGCGATCATTCATTGGTTAATGAAAGGATGTTGAAAGAAATATAGCAAAACGCTTTACAGTGAATGATATAGTGATATGCTATATTCAAGGTTTGGGGAAGGCCGAAGCCTGATCAGGAAAGGACAATATAATGACTAACGCAATCACTGAAGCACATTCGATCGAACAAGTTGTTGAGATCATTAACGCAAGTAAAGCGGGCCACTCTAGTGAGTATTTCGGAGGAACCGACACTCGCGAAGCTGAAGAAATGGCGGGGCAGTATGCATGGGAAGCCGCTGAAGAGTCAGGATATACCGATAATGAAAGCATCGAAGCGCATCTTGATATTCTTGCTGAAGCCGGTGCGGAGTTTGACTTTGGAATCGCACTGGACAATGCGATAAGCAGAAAAAAGCAGTAAGACCTGTGGCCTTAAACCTCGGCGAGTATATCGCCGAGGAATTCGGGGGTTCTCAGAGAGCCTTTGCAGCAGCGCAAGGAGTTGCACCGGCCCAGGTCACACAATGGCTTAAAAAGGATTTCATCGTCGTAGATGATGCGCTTTACAGTTACCGTAGAGAGCTAAAAAGATAGCCATTAATAAAAAGCCCCGGAACTTACCGGGGCTTTTTATTAATGGCCGGGAAATTAGTGGTTAAGCACACAGCCGGTCATGGTCGGGCGACAGCTTAACCGCTGCCTGTGCTGTTTCTGCCAGCGTAGCCGGTGCCTTGTCGTTGCTCACAAGCCATTCAGCCACTTCCGGCCACCAGTACAGCGGGGTACCCGTTTGAAGGCCGTAGCGGGGCGCTGGGAAGCCCTCACCGCGTCGGCCTTTGGCGTAGTGGTCAAGGGTTCCTTTCTTGATGTCGGCCATTGCTGCTGCGCCGGTCACCGTTACATAGCCTGCTTCCTGAATGGATGCTGCCTGCAGTCCAACTTCGGCCAGCTCTGCCAGTGCAGTGCGGATAGCCATTTCTGCGTTGTTTGCCTGGCGCTCAAACTCCAGATATGGCGTGTCGCCGCAGAAGCACAGCAGGGCATCGTCACAGCCCGCCGCCACAATGCGGTCTTCCAGGTCTTCGGTGGCCAGATCAACCCCGGCCAGAGTAATGGTAAATTCGTAAGTATTCATAAGTTAATGTCTCTAAAAGTTAAGGTGCCTATCAATTCCCCATCATTCAGAGCTTGCCCCCTATTCGGGGGCGCACCGCCTGACTTTCTTTAAGATCATTTCAGCGTGTTGCTGGGGGTTTTTGGGGGTACTCCAGACAGAGAAAATACAATCTCTGTGTTCTGCTGTACCGCACCGGAGCCTGCAGTAACAGTGGGCTGATTTGCCCGGCTCCACTATCTCCCAACCCCCTGCCAGCGCCGCTTCAATCGCGGCTCTGATCTCTTTGTTGGGGTGTTTCTTCATCGACTTGGCACCTCCTGCATTCCCGTTTCGATGTAGACATAATACTACAGTGTAGATAAAAGTCTACATTATTTGAGTAATTTTATGGCCGCAAGGATAAAACCGTCGAGCTGCCGTTGTTGGGATTTATCGAGGGTGGCGTACAGGCTGAGCCACGCGGGCGGATTGTGATCAATATTTAATAGGTAGGTTAGGGGAAGCCCGATGCGATCTTGTAACGCTGAAAGTTCGCTGAAGGTGTATTCAGCCTTATTACGCTCAACACGGCTAACCCGCTGCCTGCTGGTGCCTATTGCATCTGCAAATTGCTGTTGGTTCAGTCGCAAAACTTCTTCCCTGATAGCTCGCCATTCCCGTCCAGTAACCATGTTAACCATGTGTAAGAACCGGGTTGCTCAAATGTAGGCGAATGTTAGACAAAATCTGTCATAGCTGCTCATTTGTGAGCACAACAGGCAGTAGTTTTTAGATAATATGCTCAGTGTCAGTTATCGAACTGAAACAGCTCAGAAACTGGAACAGATAGCGAGAATGCCAGATCGGAAATCAGTTCTAAACGCGGGCCATGCTTGCCTCGTTCGATATTACTGATGGATTCAACTGATACCCCGCAAGCCTCTGCCAATTGCAGCTGTGTGATGTTGCGCGCTATGCGCAACTGACGCAGGCGACTGCCGAACTGTACCTTGATTGATGACATAAAGGGGCGCTTAAAAAGCGTTCACGGTATGGCACAGGCGCAGGTTGTTGAATGAAGTTAACTTCAAGTCGCTGTGAGCAGTGACGATAGACAAGGAGAAAGGACGAATGTCAGAAGCAATACCAGTAGTGCAAGCACTTGATAATGCTGAAGAGATACTCAGCGGACTGTGCGGGTTACTTGCAGCGAAAGCACCAAATCAGGATTTAGTGCTCTCAGACAGGGAGGTGGCCGGGGTAACGCTGATACTGGAGCAGGTAAGGGAGATAATCAGGAGAACAATCGAGGGTTAAAAAACAGGGGTTAAAAACACAGGGGAGGGTTAAACACGGGCGGCCAGCTGCTGCACAAGCTCTGCACGATTAGCGTGGGGCAGCTGGTCAAAGAGCATTTCAAACGTCAGTTGAATGGCGGCTTCTTTCGGATTAATCCAGTGACTGAAGGCAACGTGACTGACAAAAGAATTGTCGAATTTTTCACACTGGCGATTAGTGCAGCGTGCATAAACGGAGTTCATATCATCGGAGGTATTGGCGCGGCTGTAGACGGTGGCCTTCTGCTGGCAGTCAGGGCATTTGATACGCATGGCGGAAACCTCGGTGATTAGCTGGCGCGGCTCAATAAGAGCACGCGACAAATTATAACCACGACTGTGCAAAATATCAGCATTCACGGGTTTTTCGTTTCGGTTCACTGAATGTCAACTCCGGTATCAAAGTCAAAATCAAACACAGGGCGCCCCAGAATGTCGTTCATTTCCATAAAGGGTTCTACCTGGGCGCGTACCTCGTTCTGGCGGTAGAACCGATGAATCTTTTCAATATCACCAAAGCCGCCGGCGTTGTCGGGGGCCATACCTGCAAGTGCGGGTTGCATGCCGTGGGCGATCAGAATTTCGTTTTTGCTGATCGTTTTGATGGTGTTGAATTCGTCTTTCTGGCCAATGTCGCCAACCGGGATTAGCTTTACCGCGTCTTTGTCACCACCGGGAATATTCAGGTACATGCTGCGGAAATTGCCGGGGCCTTTGCTCTGTTTCACGGCTTCTGCAATTTTCTTTTCCAGGTCTTTGTCCATGTTCTTGTCGGTGGTGTACAGGATGTACCCCATGTGCGAGCCGTTCAGAAAATAGCGGCGTCGGAACAGGGTACTTTCGCTGCTTAAAAATACGTCCTGCAGGCCGCCAATCCAATCTGGCACGCCGTAGATGCTTTGGCCGGTGTCGTACTGCAGCCCCATGTGAATTTCACCGCGTTCAAATTCAATGCGGCCCTGCGAGCCGTTAACCAGCATCAGATGCTTTCCTTTAGGGCGCACACGCATATTCAGCGCTGGCACATGGCGGTAACCCAATAGGTTGCCGAGTACGCCGCGGATTTCCTGAAAAAAGAAATAACCGAATGTCTGCAGGTCACGCGCACAGCGGGCGAAATCGCGTTTCGGCATACCGTTTGTCTGCGGCTGATAGCAGATGCTGGCTTGCTGCATTTTGAAGTTAATACAGCGGCGGTGAATGCCGTTTTTACGCGCCAGAGTATCTAACCCGCTGGGCAGCAGGGGCGGGGTGTAATAATCGGCGTCTTCGTAGTAATACACGCCCAGAATATCGGCCAGACCGTTTACCACGGGTTCCGGATCGCCGAACGAAAACCCAACGGCCCCGGCCGCCGCTTCTGCTGTGTGCTGCTGATTTTTTGCTGGTTGTCGTGCAGTTTGTCGTGCTGGTTTACGGCGCTTGCTCATTACGCGGCCTCACTGATGATAACGGTGGTTTTCTTGTCGTTTGGGGTGTCGGCGGTCAGGTCTTCTACTTGCAGGGCGTGCATGATTGCCCAGGCAACGTCTGCGTGGCCTATCTTGCTGTCGCGGGCGGCCACGTAACTGATACCGCTGCCGGTGGCCTGACGGCGGATGGCCATAAATGCCATGGGTATGTCTACGTGGTCAGCTGACCAGCGGATGCGGTCTTTTGAGATAACCGCTTGTGCTTTCAGCACAAGCCGGGTTTTTGCGTCCACGCTATAGTGAATCGGCGTCGCAGACGGATAGAAGTTCTGCACCTGTTCAAACACACCGTTACCGGGGCCGGTGCAGTCAATGCCGATAAACACCACGTTGTAGCGGTCGCACAGTTCCTTAATGCTTTGCGCCTGGAACTGCCAGTTTTCGTTTTTCATGCTGATGCGTTCCAGCAGCGTAAAGCGGCCACCGGCGGTTGTCGGAATTGCAAGCACAACCACTTCGGCCCAGTCGCGGGTGCGGCTTGGGTCGTAACCAATGGCCACCGGGCGGTTGCCATAGGGACGTGCAGCACCGGGTTTAAATCCGTGCCAGCGGTCATCATTGGCGGCGCAGCCCAGCAGCTGGTTAAGAATAAAGGCGCTGTTCTGGTCGTCGATGAATTCGCACTCATACAGCTGCCGGAAGACTTCCGGCACGTTCTCAATTTCTAAATCAGACAGGCGGAAAAGATTACAGCCGCCGGCCATGGCATCGTGAATGGTGATGACTTTGCGATACATGCCATCATTAGCGGCATGGCCAAGGTTCAGCTGCTTTTTATTAGGCATTTCAAACGGCGGCAGGTGCGGCCGTTTTTCTTGTACCTTCTGATATTCCTCTCCACTCCAAAGCGCGTAAGCGTCGTGCGATTTAACGGACGGCGTTGAAAAATACGTTTTGCGGTAATGCTTGTGCGATGCAATGGCACCGGCCAGCTTATTCAGCTTTTCAAAGTCCCGAATCCAGAACACTTCATCCAGATACACGTCACCGGACGGGCCTTGTGCTGTGCTGCTGTTGGTCGATAAAAACCAGAACGTCACCGGGCCGTGGTCGGTATGAATGGTAACTTCATCACCGCCTTTTACTTCAACGCCGAACCACTCCATTGCGAACGCCAAAATATAGCGCTTAAAAAGGCGTGACTGATTTTTACTGGCCGACAGAAAAGCCTTGTTGCGGCCTTCCAGAAGTGCAAGCGCGAACGCTTCGGCCGAACAGTAAAACGTCCAGCCGATCTGCCGTGACTTCAGATAAAAGCGGCGGCGGAATTTTTCGTTATCAGGGTCGTTAAGCAGCTTCTGAAATTCTGCCCACTGGTATGGGAATAGCTTGCTTTTCAGCTTTTCCAGAATTTCATCACGGCTGATGCCGCTGAAGTCGTTCTTCTGTTTTTTCTTTTTACGGCCACCGGTCACTTCAGCATTGTGCTGTGCCTTAACCGCTGCCTGGTGGTCTGCATCCAGCGGCAGGCTGGTTTGCAGGTGGTGGGCCTGCATCTGGATAGGGTCAGGGTCGCCGGGCAGGGTTACCGCTGCAATGCGGCCCTGAATTTTCTGATGCTTGGCCAGCAGCGTCTGCAGCCGCTCTATTTCGTTCAGCTGTGCAGGTGTCAGGGTTTCTTTGCTGCTCAGTATGGTCAGGATGCGGCGGTTATAGGCTTCTTCAATGTCGTCTGTCTTTACCAGGTCGTGCCAGCCGTCTTTTTCAATCCAGTCAGAAAGAGTGCGGCGGGGAACGCCGGTTTCCCGCGCAATATCCGGAACCGTTACCCGCTTTATAAACAGGGTACGCGCCAGCGCTTTGATGTCGTCTGAGTATCGTTTCGCCATATCTGCAGAATTCTGTGCCGGTTAATGCGGTGATTTTCTGCAGTGTATAAACCCGGCGATATAAAAACGCGGCGAATATTTTTAAAGGCTTCTGGATATAAGCAAATAGAAAAATAGCGAATTTTTGCCGCTAAAAAACCGCGTTTTAAATGGCTAGTCTGCACATATCGAAAGGCAATGAGCCGAACGCAGAAGCGAAAACGAATAAAGGGCGGGGATATGTAATGCCGGTAATTGATCAGTGGTTCACGTTAGCAACAGCAGGCGAAACCGTAGATGGTCGAGTAATCGAAGAGGAATGGCTGCGCGACATGGCGGAACGCTATGACCCGAATTATTACACCGCCGTTATTGATGCTGACCATGAGCTGGATTACTTCGGAGCCTATGGCCATGTTGCTGAAGTCCGACTGGGTGAAAAAGTTGGGCGGGTGTCACTGGAAGGAAAACTGAACGCTAATTTCCGGCTGATGGAAATGAACCGGATGGGGCAGCGCCTCTGGTTCAGCATCTGGCCGAAAGAAGTGGAAGGTAAGTGGTATTTGTTCCGTCTCGCGGTTACCGATAAGCCATCAAGCATTGGCACCGACATGATGAAATTCAGCGCGCTGCCTAATGGTGAAAAGCCGCTGTTCACCGAACCTAAGCCGCTGGAATTTACCGTGCAGGATAGCCAGGGCGATAAGTTCACCAGCTTTATGGGTGGTTTGCGTAGTCTGATGGACCGCTTCAGCACCCACTCACCCATTCAACAGACACAAGAACCTGAACAGGACGAAGACGCTATGACACATGAACAACTGAAACAACTGACCACCGCCTTTACTTCAGCCATTGAAGCCCAGGGCGAAAAGTTCACCACAGCCATTGCTGAACTGAAAAAAGAACCGGAACCGGCAACGCCACCGGCTGGAGATGATGGCGACGATAAACAATTCAGTGCTGCTGAACTTTCTAAAACTCTGAAAGCCATTCAGGACGGTCAGAAGAATCTTGAAGAGCAGTTCGCAGAGCTGAAAAAAACACCGGGCAATAACACTCAGTTCAATGATTTAACTGGCCCGTCTGAAGACGAAGATATTTCTTCTGTCTGCTGATTTAAAAATCCACTGAACGCAAGCAAGGCTGAACAGCTGAAAGAAAAGGGAAACCGATATGCGTAATGAAACCAAAACTAAATTTAAAAAACTGCTGTTCGCCATTGCCGTGGCCAATTCCGTTGCAGCCAGCGGCGTGGTTGCAGGTGAACAGTTTGCAGTTTCGGAGCCGATTGAGACAAAGCTGAACGACAGTGTTCAGGCGTCGTCCGAATTCCTGACAATGATCAGCATGCACCCGGTTGTTGATATGAAAGGCCAGGCGCTGGATATGGCCGCCGTTAGCATGATTGGTGGCCGTACCGATACCAGTGGCTCTGGTGAGCGTTCTGGTACCGAACTGGGCGCACCGGATGGCACAACCTGGGAAGTGGCACAGACAGACTTTGATGTGTACATCAAATATCCGACTTTGGATATTTGGGCCCGCTACAAAGACTTTTACAGCCGTTATATGAAGGCAGTGTTTAAAGCCATTGCGCTGACCCGTATCACCATTGGCTGGCACGGTACTCATGCGGCGGCGACAACCAATAAAGCAACCTATCCGCTGGGTCAGGATGTGAATAAAGGCTGGCTGCAGGTCATGCGTGATCAGGTTCCGGAAAAAATCGTCGGCGAAGGTAAGCACACCGGTACTGGTAAAATCTTCATTGGTAAAAACACCAATAACAAGGATTACCAGAATCTGGATGCAGCAGCGTATGACCTGTATCAGATGATTCCTGTCGAACGTCGTACCGGTGATGAAGTGGTGATTGTTGGTGCCGCTCTGGTAGCCGCTGACGTGGGCAAAGTGCTGACTGAACATGCGGGCACACCGTCTGAAAAGAAACTGGGTATCACCACCCTGTCTGCAACCTACGGCGGCCGGAAAGCCGTACAGGTGCCGAACTTTCCTGATAACGGCATGGTGGTAACCGACCTGAAAAACCTGCACCTGTATTACCAGGAAGACCGCACTCGTCGTCAGAATCAAGACGAACCGAAACGTAACAGAATTAACGACTGGATCAGCTCGAACGATGCCTATGCCATCGGTGATAAGTACGCTATTGCGGCGCTTGAACCGGAGTCTGTCGTTATCGTTAACGAAAATACCCCGGCTGGCGATTTCGCCTGATCGGCTGCGGCAATAGCCGATGAATTAATGGCCCCTTAACCGGGGCCATTAAATGCACAAAAGAAAATACACAGGATAACCACCATGACTACACCAGCACGCCTTTGGGCAGAACGTAAACGTAAAGAACGTGAGCAGGCGAAGACACGCGCTGCCATTGAATCTGCTGACGCAGAAGCCGTTAACGAACTGACCACAACAGCGTCAGGCTTTGAAAGCCTGTGCATGAATCTGGAACAGGATCTGGTGTTGTTATCCGGTAAGTCACTGGAAGAAAAAGCGGCAATTAAAGCTGAGCGTTTTGCCATTTATATGGAACACGTCGAAACCTACAAAGCGCAGGGCGATGTGTACGCCAACCCGATACTTGTGGAAATGATGATCTGGTGCTTTGACTTGCTGGTTGCCGGTCACACAGCGGGTAATGCGGTTTTGTTTAAAGAGTTGGCACTGCAATGCGTAGAGGAAGGCCAGCGCTTGCCGCCACGCTTTACCACCAAAAATATCGCCACATTTATCGCCGATGCAGTCATGCAGTGGGCACAGCAGCAAGTGAAGTTATCACATAGCCCGGAACCGCTATTTTCTGAAATTGCTGCACTGATTACGGATTGGCCGGTACCGCAAGCCGTAAAAATGAAATACCACAAGCTGGCCGGACAGCTGGCAACGGATAACGGCGAATGGGAAGCCGCATTTGTGCAGCTGACCAAAGCCGATTTACTTGGCACACCAAAGCACCCGGCCAAAGTAACCACGCTGAAAAAACAGGTGGTTAAAGAACTGGAAAAGCAGGGAATTCCCCTGCCCAGTGTGGACAACGACAGCACGGATGCTGACACCGAATAAAAGACTCACGCACCACCGGGTGGCCCTTAACTTTCAGCAGCTCAGGCAGAGGCCTGTCTGAAAGGGTTAAGTAAGCCGCCCACCTATTAACGCTGAGGGCGATTAAATGACGTATTCATGGGCAGCCGCACAGGAACAACAGCGCAGCAGTGACGACATTGCCAACGCTGCTTTCTGGCCGCCGCTGAATATGGCGAATTTTTGCCAGCAGTACGCAGTACCGGCAGAACTGGACAACGCCATGATCAGCAATGCGTTGATTCTTGCCGCTGCCGAAACAAACCGGCGCTTGTCAGGGTTTAAAAGCACGTCAGAGGCCGCTGGATATACCAGGCTGGCCGAAGTGGACGGCCACACAATCGGCGCGTCCAGTGTTTTAGTGGTTCTGTACCAGACCGCCGTTTATTCAGCCGCTATGGCCGATTTATTAAGCCGCCGACCTATGCAGGCCGACGACGACAGGAACGAAGTGGCCGACCAGTACGCCGCACAATCCACCGCTGCAATCGCCAATATCAGCGGCGAAAGTGCAACCGGCGTGTATCTGATTTAGGGGGTGCGGTGAAAACACTGGAAAGTCTGAACGCACTGCTGCTGGAAAACCTGAAATTACTGGGTATTAACCGGCAATCGTTCGACCTGTGGATTGATCAGGGGACGATAGAAATCGGCAGCGGAAAAGAGACGGAAAAAGGGCTGCACTTTTGTGATTACCAGTATCGCCTGGCGTTGAGCATTGAAGCCATGCACGCACACAGGGGCGGCCTGTTGCTGGCGATGCTGCACAACTGGGAATGCTCGCTGGATGAATGCACCCGCCGCGATTTGAGTGCGCCGCAGGTGATTACCAGCAGCACCACAAAGCAAAGCGGCGGCGGCAAGGTGCTGCAGGTGGAATACACACTGGACGTACGCGACGGAATTTATTTAACGCGCAGCAGTAACGGACCGGTGGTGGCCAACGGCGAGCGCTGGACCTTTGGTAACCATGAACTGGGTATTGCCGAAGCCATCGGCATGACCACGGGGGCGCGCTGATGCTGACATTAAAGCTGTCCGGTGATTTAACGCTGAAACAGCAGATTGATGTGCTGCGTATGCCGAAACGGGCGCGGGTTCGACATC